AGAAGTACTCTCCAACGTATTGTGATAACTGATCCATAGTACTTAGTCTTTCTCTAAGTAGTTCAGAATCCTTCAACTCAGTGAAGTGGTTGTCACGGATAAAGTCAATCTGTATATCGCCCTTGAATTGCTCCCAGTCTTCGGGGGTGATGATCTGTTTAAGGATCAACTGCTTCTTCAAGATAGTCGTGAACAGTCCAGAGAACCTACGTCTCAGACGGTCAATAAACTTCTGGAACTTCACTTCATCTCTAGAGATCTCTGTGGATCTACCTAGACTGAACTGTGACTCCTGCTCCAACCTACCAATGGGCACGTTCAATGAACGATACAATCTCTTCTGAAAGTATACAATGTCATCAATCTGTCCAAGGTTCTCGCCACCGGGAAGTGTACTGATCTCAGTACCACGACCACCTTCTCTACGAGGTAACCAGAAGTCTTCGAGCATAGACATATGTTTACGATCATCTTTGAGGTTACCAGTACTCGCATCATATACTAACTTGTTACGATACCTAGTCTGGATCTCCTTCATGTGTTGCTCTGCTTTGTTAGCAGGAAGGTTACCCACGTCTATATAAAAGATTCTACGTTCGGGCGCACGAGCAAGTCTGTATATTACAAGACTGTCTTCCATCATACGCAGTTGGTTGATAGGTTTGATTGCTTTGTGTAAGAAAGATACGACACGTTTCTTAGTCGGGTCAGTGATACCAGAGGTAACATACGACACGGAGTCTGGTGTTAACTTGACTGCGCTCTGAGTCTGGTTCTTCTCTTGGAAGACATAGAACTCTTCTGTCTTGTCTACAATCTTTGCGCCAGTCTTATCGTCTTTCTTGTACTTAACTTCTTTAACTTTGCGAACCTTAACAGCATCAATAGGACGTATCTCTTGGATACCTGCTTTGAGGTTAGATTCGTTAACAACTAAGTGGTGAACCAATCGTCCATCCACATACCAAGACCTGAATATATCATGTCCTAGATCCGAGAAGTTCAACATACCTGTGATATTATCGAACTCTTCAGTAATTAATTTCTTGATCTTATCAGACGTTTCAACACCGTCTAGGTTGATCAGCACCGGTGATTCGTTCTCTGAACCAGAGATACTCTCGTTCACTATGTCTTCGATTGCCGCATCCACTTCGGGATGTTGAGAAACTCCGCGATACTTCATAATGAGTTCTGCGTTATCCTTCGCATTGTCACCATTGATATCAATGTACTGTCCGTAGTGTGAACCAGACGCGGTAACATATCCTGCCCCATCGTCATCCGTCTTCGGAACGATACTGGGAAGTTTATCATTTTCTTTTCCTTGCTCTCTCTTCTTAGTACGAGAAAGTTCGAAACCGAATAGTTTAATAATATTGTTGTTATCGTCTGCCATTTCCTATCCTTTAGATATAGTACGAAGGGGAGAAAGTCCCCCCTTCGCATATATTTAGTCCTGTCGTAACTACGAAGTTACGCCATCTGCTTCCCAGTATTGAACATTGAACGTTACCTGAAACTCTTCGATAGTATCGACAGTATCATAGTTCAAGTCAATTGCTGAGATGTTGACTGGGAAACAAGAACGGAAGTGATATACTTTCAACTTCTGTCCATCTTTGTCCAGTTGCTCAACAGCAAGGTCAGTTTGGTATTCAGCAGGATCGTTGAAACCAGTGTTTGCGTTGTGTGAATTGATACCATTCATCCATCGTTCCATAGCGTCACGAATTTCGAATCCAGTATCATTTATAATAGTTACAGTCCAATCTTCAAAAGTTCGGTCTCCTGCAATCTTCAACTGTCGCCCACGGAATGGAACAACGATTGGGTTGATTACGGAAGCAGGTAACTGCGCACCTTTTGCCATGAATGATGTTAATTCAGCATCACCGATAGCATAGGCAGGAAAGTTAACTTTACAGTTAAAGAGGTTAGGACGGGCACCACCACCTTTTAGTTTTGACTTGAAGTCATCTACACCTAAAATCGCCATGTCTTATGCTCCTACCGAACCGACAACTTCTTCAAAGTCCACACCTGTTCTAACAGCAACAAAGTTCAATTGAACAAAGTTAATAGAACGTGCAGGTTTGATGAAGATTGACGCTACGAATTGGTTATTGTCCACAACTTCCTGATTGTTGTTTGTTTCGTCACAAACTACACGGAAGTCAGTTATACCTCTACGACCTTTAACTCTACGCAAGAAGGGTTCTACAATGTTCACGAACTCAGCACGAGTAAACTCGTCATTGAATTCAAACATTACAGACTTTGCCGCTTCTCCAATAGACTTCTCAATTGCGATAAACAATCTACGCACGTTGATACGGTCAAAGGCAGAAGGTCTACCCTGAAGAGTCTTATCACCAAACAAGATCAAACCAGTACCGGGAATGTTCGCGATAGGGTTAACACCTGCTTTATATAGTGAGTCACGTTGAGTCTGGTTGGGGTTAGTGAGAATATCGGTGATACCACGATAGTTACCACGCCTTTGACCTGCGGGTGAATACCAAGGATCAGCAATAATATCAGTTGCCGCCATTAGTCCTGCGGTGCTTGACGCGGCAGGGAGGTTGATATATTTGTCATTGTACTTATCGAAGACTTTAATAAAGTTGTTGTCTAAGATTAAGTAAGATGACTTCGTTAACGAGTTAGCAAATGTTACAGCGGCAGTTGTTGCTTGCGCATCAGTCTTACCCACGATACCTGCCTTATCGACAGATGTTATTACTACACAGTCTTTTCGTGCTTCTGCTATAGATACCAGATCATTCACAACAGTTGCACCATCACCGGCAGAACCATGTTGTGGAGCAATCAAGAAGTCAATCTCAGTCTGAAGTTTATCTTCAAACAGATCATAACCCTTTCCGATATCTCCAGTACCTAGTGCGGCACTTTCGTCACCAGAACCAAGGTTGCTAGTACGCACGGCATCAGGAAGATCAGTTGCATTTCCTACCCCATATTCAACAGGAGAAGAAACATCAGTAGAGGATCCCCAAGTAGCACCAACGTTACTGTAAGAAGAACCAAATGCTGAGTCATCACCGAAGTAACCATTCCAGATATATTGAGATTGTCCATTCAATACGTCAGAGATATAGTTAGGTGAGTTGTCTGAAGTTACAGCACCTTTAGCAACAGAGAGGTATTCAAACGTCTCTAGTACAGATCCGGGAGTTCCAGAGATAGCACCAGTACGGTCAATTACAGCAACGTGGACTTCATCGTTAGTACCGCCATTAGCAAGAGCGTAAGCACTTGTTCCCGGTTTCCCATCAAATTGTCCTGCGTATGCCCAACCATTGACGTGACCAGATCCATCGCTTTGCTTATTGAAGTGATCAAAAGCAGAATCAGCAGGACAGAAAGATACAGTCAAAGCATTACCTAAAGCACCGGGATATTTTGCAACCCAAGTACCAGTAGAGATCTTTGAGGCACCTTCACCGACAGCAGACGATACAGTGTTATCCCAATGAGAAAGGTTGTTCACAGTAGCAGAGTCAGAAGTCAATGGTACTAATGCGTTGTGTGCGTTAGATCCACCGTTGTTCTCTCGAACGACTTGTAGTGTTTGTGAGTATTTAAGAAAGTACGCGGCAGAGTGAAAATCTACCGAGTTCGTGTCGTTAGGTGCCGCAAAAGTACTAACTAATCCTGTTTCATCAGCAATTAGTGTTCTTTGGTGTACGGGGCCCCAACGGAAGTTTCCTACAAAACCACCACCAGATGATCCGACTGCAGGCACAATTGCCGTCTTGTCGATTTCACTGATATTGATTGCAGGAGATGATGGTTTAACAGCCATAACATTTTCCTTTAGTTTCGTTAACGAATAATACGGTTATCATAATACGTTTATGTTCAATAGTTTTATTTATAAGAATAGTTATTTACAGAATAAGACACTGTTACTTCCTCAGTTCCTTCATCCACTCCTTGTGTTTGTTCTTCTCTTCTTCCCACCATCCCTCATCAAAGTCATGTTTATACATCCTCAGTCGAGCATCGGTCTTCTTAGCAATTACGAATGCTTGCTCTAGCAGTTGTATTACTTCTGCCTGAACATCTTTCTCAACCAGACTCTCTGGTTTGTCTAAGATCTTGTGGTATATCAATCTGTGTATATCGCATATAGTATAGGTTCCTCTGCTACGATCACTCACACCATGACTATGTTTCTTGGCATACTCCTCTAGATTATCTTCTGTCCAAAGATCGGGATTGTCCTGTGCCAAGTACTTGGGGTCTATCTTATCTTTGGGTATTAATAGATCGTCACTCATATTCCCTCCGGATACATTTGTTTGATGGTTGGTATAATGTTTCGTTTCCTACCTGCGCAGAAGTGCATGATAGAAGCATTAGGTAGTGAGTCTTCGGGTTGGTTACAGAACTTCTTGTCGTGCCTGTCATGTTCTCGAAACTTCAGTTTAGAAAGGTCATCTCCTTCGCATCGCATACAGATCTCTTCGACTGTCTTGCCGTCAAGTATACCTGATCTGTGTAGGAGGTAGTGTAGGATGATCTCGTCTCCGGGATGTTTATCCTTTAGTGATAATACAAACAAGTTATGATCCCAATGTTTTCTTAACTCTACTCTCTGGTTCCGATTCAACTTGATCCAGTTACCAAAGAATATGTGTGCCCCTTCTTTGTATAAAGCAGGTGCGGCATTGTATGTTCTACTGCGGTGTGGTTCTCCTGTCACGGCATTGAGCGCATTATGTCCACCCATTGCCCTGTCGTGTAGTACACCAATCTCTGGTCTGTCCCAGAAACTTTCATGTTCGGGTGTGGCGATAGTGTCCATGTCAATCATACACACTTGATCGTACTTGTCATACTTCTCTTGAAGCATACAAAGTTTCTGTGGTGTGAACCCCAACTCCTCTCCCATAGGAAAGTCAAGGACTAGTTCATACTCTGCGCCTGTGGCATGGGCATACTTGCGCATCGTCTTCTCTGCTTGGTTTGCCCACTCAGGCATTGTCCCTGCGAAGTGTTGTAGTATTATGTTCAAAGAATTCCTGCCATGAGCATACTATAGTAGTTCTCTATCTTCTCTCGCTTTGGCCCTTCGGGTTTGATCTTGGTACGGACGTGAATCATCCCTGCTTGGTGGTTAGGTAGATAACTATCTTGTTGCCACATAGGATCAGCATCTTTCCATTGACACTTGCTTCTATAGAACAACTCTGACATAATACCCTCATCCTCATACTTGTAAGGTTGATTGTATCTATCCATCCACTCATCATTTTCTGGGATCGCAGACCGAAGTTTCTGTCTCTGTTCGCGAGTCAGTTTATAGAATGCTCCACCCCAGTAACCAGTGTCCTCATCAATGCGACCTTCTAATACAAGTTTGTTCTTCAGATTCTTCTGTATTATACCTGCCGCGAACCCTACTCCCTCTGCCTTAAAGACATTGAGTCTGAGGTTCTTTGTAACAAACATATCAATGTCCAACATCAATACGTCATCGTATTCGTCCCACTTCTCATCTAGGATATGTACTTTCTGACAGGGGGGTGTGAGGTGTTCTCTAAAGACCTGACCTTCCACGAACTGATACTCGACACCTATGCGTTCAGCATATGCGGAGATGTTCTCTACGGAGAGTTTATCTAGTGGTCTTAGTTTACCTGTGAAGTGTTGTAGTATAATGTTTCTCATAATAATAACTCTCGTGTATCTTGCCAAGTACTAACCGAAAATACTTGGTTGGGGTTTAACTTACTGGAGATAGGATAATCATTCCCTTCTGGATCTGTACGATCTCCGTAAAACTTTATCTGTTCGGTAGTAGCAAACTCTCTTAGGATCTGTTCCTTATTGTATCCTTTAGGGAATATATCAATACCAGTCTCTCCACCTACATCTACTTGTAATGTCGGAAACTTCTCATTCAGTTCTTTGGCAATCTTGGCGCGTTCTTTAGTTTGGCAGTCATACTCATAGTAATGTGTCCGTTCGGTCTGGGTCGCATTACGACCAACAACACTAAAATTACACATACCTGTTCTGTCTTCGAGGTGTATTCCTGTGCGTACTGGGTATGCGCTCATCTCTAGTTTTGTTAACAAGAATGATCTAACTTCTTCGGGTAGTTGCCAGACGCTAGAAAGTATTCTATTATCTTTCATCCAAACGTCATTGCCACTACAGTTGAACACTTTAATACAAGCATTATAAACGGCACTGCCTACTTGCTCTAGTGTCTTCGCTCTATCACTTCCTGTAACTAAGAACACTCTGTGAGTATTTGCGAATGCGATGAACTCTTCTTCGAAGCAAGGATCCATAGTTCCTCTGCTTGGAGTGAGTGTTCCGTCTACATCAAATATGTAATCATGTATCATAATATTCCTTGACATAATGTAATTCTTCTGCTATAATAAGACAATCGTCTGACACCGGATAATATATTAATATTACCAATCACGATCACCTGTAGTATCGCCTATATCGTGCCATCCACCTTGCCAATTATTATCTGTCTCTTCTATATAGGAAGATCCGTCATCGATGAATCCGAAGGGTACCACGTCATCACTGATCGCTTGTGTTCTTTCCTCGAACATCATTTGTTTAAGGTTGATGTCTGTCATATCTGCGAAGAACTGCGTAGACACAAAGTATCCAAACATTACTAGGTTCATCATCAAGTCATCATGGTTGTTATCAGATGCTTCGTATGACTGACCCTTACCTACAAAGGTAGAGATCTCTAGTATGGTGTTCTCATCATAGACTCGCAGTTTCTGCTCTTCGATGATATCCTTGATAGCAGAACAACCCAGTCTCTTAACCTTGCGGTTCATCTCAATGCCTAGTGCGTTTGCCTTAGTTGCGCTAGATACATGGAGGTTCTCATACTCTAGTTCGTAGTATAATCCATTACAAACCACACCACCTTGATCATTTGCCTCAACTACTACCCATGCCTCATTGTAGAGATTCGCATACTTATATATAATGTTAGGAAAGAGCAATGGAGAGATACTATTGTTTCTATAGACCGCAACTTGTTTGAACGGTCTTTCGGAGATATCTATGACGTTGAACGTCGAATAATCCTGCCCTCTTCCCTTACTCACATCTACCGTCATAATATATTCATGTTCGGGTTGTGGTTCGCTATAGATTAAACAGTCCCCTGATTCTAAAACAAGATGGGGTGCTTGACCGCGTAATCCCATCAGTGTCTCTGCGTTGATCAGAGTATCTCCAGTACCAAAGAAAGTATTACCGAATTCCTGATCGAACTGTAACGAAGATGTGTTAGCAATAGTTTGCTTCTTCCATGCTTCGTCACGTCCCGGAACATCCCACCAGTCCACACGGAACGGTTTGTATTCATTGACACCCTGTACGGCACCTGTCCAGATCTTCTCGAATTGATTACCTACACCGTTAGCAGTAGATGTAATGATTACCTTTGTATCAATGCCCGAAGAGACAACAGGATACGTTGAAGTATAGAACTCAGCCGCCTTTTCAACAAAAGCAAACTCATCAAGAAAAAGTAGATTAACAGACATACCACGAATAGAAGAACCAGAAGTAGCCGCGGCAATGATTCTAGAATTGTTGCTGAACTCAATTGATCCTTTGTTGAGTGCTTTACATCCCGGTTGAAGGAAGAAAGGAAGGTTCTCCAACATGAGCGTAACTCGCGCAAGCATCTCTCGTGCAGTGGCACCTTTGTTTGCGAGGATTGCAATTGTTTTCTCTGGGTGGAAGAGTGAGTACCATAGTAGATAACCCACACTACTAATAGACTTACCAGACTGCCGACAAGCAAGGACAATAGAGAACCTATTCTCGTCAAAGTGCTTGAACATATCCTCTTGATATGGGTATAGATCGAAATGCACCAGACCACGGTCAAGGTGTATTACCTTCACATAGTTCTTGCAAAAGTATACAGGGTCGTTCATGCATTTTTGATATTCTCTTAACTTATGTTTGTCCCATTGCTCTTCGACCCCATCTCTCTTTACTTGAGGGTTACCGAGATACGAGTCTTTAGTCTGTATCGTCATGGGGAATCACATTCTTTTCATTCTGTAGAAAACGTTGAAGTTCAGTAGTAGATCCAAGGAATACATTATTGTTGGTTGTTCCTCCTTGCGGAAGAGCAGGTAGGTCTGCCTTGTTGATCTCTTTGTGCTTCTTATTGAGATCCATCAACTTGTCGTTGACATCAGAGATATTCTTAATCATACCAGACAGAACCTCAAAGGCACGAGGATGCTCACTCTCACGAGCGACCTCGATCATCAACTCCAAAGACTCACGTCCCTTTTCTATAAGGTCGTAGTAAGTATCTCTGCTCTGATCATAATCTTGTTGGATCTTCTCTTCTTCGGTCATACTAATATATTCACCAATGTACCTTTTCTAGAGTGCCTGTACCCATACTTGTATTTTATGTAACGAGCATAGTTTTTAACTAGCACTGTCAAGGTATGTTAAGTTAAACCCATAGTCACTATC